TCTTCTGTCTTTTCTTTCTTGGCCTTTTCTTTTCCATCATCCAGGACATCGACGCCGTTGTGATAGACCGCCTCCCAATCCTCCTGGAAACGTAAGTAGTTCCCACTATGGTCCAGCCAAACGGCAAACTCTTTGTTGTCAGCCCGGCGCATGATGCGGCCCATCTGCTGGATATGCGACGATAAAGATTTACTAAACGGCCTGGCGCTCACCCCAATCATTACATCAGGGACATCAAAGCCTTTGGTTAGGATATCCGTGGCAATTAATCCGTGTATTTCTGTGTCCGGCCTGGCAAAATCTTCAATCACATCCCGCTTGAACTGGTCATCATCCCGGTAGCTGACCGATACAAAGTTATAACCCTCGGCTGCAAACTGTGCGGCCAGGTCGGCGCCATGCTCGACGCCCGAACAGAACACAATCGTTTTGCGCGGGCCGCCAAAGATTTCATTGGTCTTTCGGATCCACTCCTCAACAATGTTCCCGGTAATCTGCATGCCCCGCTTGGATGCCTCGGCCTGGGACCACTCACCCGCTACCTTCTTGGCGCCGGTCATGTCAATTTCTTTGGCAATGAAGACACGCAGCGGCATCAATACCTTCTGCTCTACCAACTCCCTGGTCGTGACTGTGTTGACGATGTTGTCATAGATATGGGCCAGACCCTTGGTAAAAGGCGTAGCCGTCAGCCCGATGACCCGCACATCAGGATTGTTCTTGATGAAATCAACTGTCTGCTGCCGGGTGGTATGGCACTCATCGACGATTAAAAGATTCAGCCCAGGGAATGAGCCCCGCTTTTCCAGCGTCTGCGCCGAGCATACCTGGATGTTTTCGTAGGGCCGATACCTCCAATGCCCAGCCTGTAGAACCCCGTGGGGAATGTGATACTTTTCCAGGCGCTCGCTGGTCTGGTCGCACAGAATGATTCGGTCCAGCAGCATGGCTGCCTTGTTACCTTTGCCTCTGGTTGCATTGAGCAAAGCAATGGCCATTTCTGTCTTGCCCGCTCCGGTCGGTGCATAAAGTATCTGCGCGCGCTTTCCCTCTGCAAACCCCTGGCGTAGCGCTGCCAGGGTAGCGTCTTGATAATCCCTTAGTTGTAAACTCATTTGATTCTCCGCTGCCGGCACACTATGCCCGCCGGCTTGGGCCTTGTTTATTCGTAGGCTTTAAGTTGTCTTTGTTGCATGGAAATCTGACGCTTGAGCTGCGCGTTTTCCAACTGGAATTTATCCCGGCTGGATTTAACCGCGTTCATCTCTAGCTTCAGAATACGAATCTCTTCGCGCAGTTGTTTGATCAGATCTTCCGCTGCCTTCTTCTCGTCAGCCGTAGCGTCCATCGCTTTCAAAGCTAAGCGGTCATTGAGCGTTTCGTTCTGAGCAATCAGCTCGTCTACCATTTCCTGGCGGTGGTCTACGGCGGGCGGATCCGCGGGTTTAGGCGCCTCAATCAGCGGCGCTTCTTTCGCTGGCTTGGCTGGCTTGTCTTTCTTTTCGGGGGCGCGTTTCTCCGCAACGTTACCCTTGGGTGTAATGTATTTCCGGACAGCTGGCGCGCTTTCCCCACGCATCTTGGCAACAAACGGCGCAGACACGCCAACCTTCCTGGCAATTTCTGCATTGCTCCACTCACCCCATTCAAAGTCTTCTACGAAAATCATAGTGACCTTGCGCTTGTCGGCGTTGTCCATCGGCTGGCCGTGCAAGTTGTTTGCACTGCTACCAAAGAACAGGGCATCCCTGGGCGTGCCGGTTTCTATCTCGCATGGGAATGTAGCCATCCCAATCCGCAGGGCCGCGTGATACCGGTGGAATCCATCTGACATCCAATAGTCTGTGCCGTCAAAAAACACCCGCATCGGAGGAAAGACCGACCCGCCTTCCAGGTCTGTTGCGTAGCGGATGACCGCCTCTTCTTTGATTGCTGCGCGCACCTGAGTGCCGCCGTCCAGCCTGATTAGTTTCAGTTCTAGTTCTTTTCTATCTAACATGTTGTTCCCTTAAAATGGTGCGTCAAAACCTATAAATTCTCTGAGCTTTTGCTTGTAATGCAATGCTTTTGCAGCGTCATCCGTGCCCTCTTTGCGGCCGGCTCTCATGCTGTATTTGATGATGTTGCCCTTCAGGTAGCCAATGAATTCCTGGCGGTTAAGCACAGATTCCATGACGGCCCAGGGCTGGATGCCGATCTTGTGATAGTGGTCGCCACCCACCTGATGCTCATCGGCTGATGCCTTCTCAATCATTTTCTTGCTCCTATATATTTAATCATCGCTTTAAGCTCCGCACGTAAGCAGCAAAGCTGCCCATAGTGTCCTTCTCAAACGCCTTGAAGTTGTCCACCTCTTTGGCCACCTCTTCCAAGGTGTTGTTCCTGATCTGATTGGTTACCGGATCAAGTTGTTTGATGATCATCTGCCGCTTGCGCCACCCCAGCGCCTTTTCCCATATGTTTAAACTTTGTTCGCTCATTGTGTGCCTTTCTGTATTCCATTACTTCGTTGAGTAAACGTTCCATCTCATCAGCCGCCATCAGGTGAAACGGACTGATTGGCTTGTGGCTTGCGATTGAACGCATCATGCCGATGGTTGTGCGTGCAGTTGTTTCACTCAAGGGCTTCATGTGTTTTTCTCCTTGAACTTCTCTTCAACAAGCACCTTGAAAATGAATGTGTTCAGGTGGTCCGTCGTCCAGTTCGGGATCTGCTTAATGATTGCATGGGTGTCGGCATTGGTCAGGTTCTTCCAGCGCTTCTTTGCTTTGCGCGGCTTGAACACAGGCATGCGCGGGTCGGTAAAGAATTCAGGCTCATCTTTCCATGCCGCCCAGGTAAACAACCAGCGCCACATGAGCTGCTCATTGCGAGCGGTGTACTGGTATAGCGCCATGCGTAAACATACTTCTTTAGCTGGTTTCATTTGTCACGCTCCTCTAGCATGGCGTCGGCTGCTTTGTATGCATCTGCTGCCAGCTGGTACACATTGGGGTGCGCACCGCCAGCTAACAACGCTTGCATCGCCGTGTTCGCAAAGTAGTCCCGCAGCGACATGCCGTCGGTGTTAATTGAAAAGCCCAAGATCCGCGACTCATCGTCGACCATGAACCTGGGTGTAGGGAATGCTGCTCCGCCTGTTTTCTCTCTCATATTGATTCCTTTTTGGTTTCGTTTCTGATTGCCCGCCTGACAATTGTTTCTGTTACCCCAAATCTTTCTGCAATTTGTCGGTACGAAAGCCCCTGTTTACGCAGCACAATCGCTCGTCTTACATCTACTGGTGTTGCCGGCCGGCCCGCGCCAATCCTAGCTCCGCCGTGTTTTGTCATAAGCTTCTCCTTTAAACTTGAAATCGACTATACACGTATTCAAGATAGTTTGCAACAGGTTGTTCCTGTTTATTTATAACAGGCAGTACGTATAGCAATAGCAGACCCCCGAGACTCCCGACCTGTACCCTTGTGGACAGATATGTGGAAGTCACCAGCCAGTCGAAACCTGCTGCTCGCGGAACGTCGTATTCAACTATCGACCGCCCGTGTCGTGGGCCAGACGCTGATTGTCGGTTTGCTTGGTCGTTTTATGCAGTCGCTACGAAACGCTGCGGCGCCGGGGGTCTATTAAAGCGCCATCGGTTTCTTGAGTACGGCCCCGACATTGGCCTATTAGCTAACGCGCTCTGACGGCTGCGTTGCAAGAGGAGAGACTGGGACTGCTCACATGTAGCAGTGTTTTTTCAAAACTTTTCGTCCACTTTAGGAGCTTGCGGCGCTAACCCGCAACGCAATCCCAGTCTCAAAACAAAAAGGCCACTTAAGGCTACATTCCGGTTGCGACCTTGCCTAATATCTCTCCGACCGAAAGCATTAGGTAAAGCGGAATATAGCCATAAATGGCCTCACGTTGTCACTCGCAACAGTAACACCGCGTTTATATCAAACAATATCAGGACCTGTCAATACCCCTGCAGAATTTTGGGTGATCTGGCAAAGCGCTTGGTGCAGTCCAGCCAATCCACCCACACGCTGGTCGTCGATAAAGATCTGCGGCATCTGACGAACCGCGGGCCCGCACTTCTCATAGAAAGCTATGCGGCCGGCTTCGTCATCGAGCATGACTTCTTCGTATGCCATGCCCTTGATAGTGAGCAGTTTCTTAGCCGCATCACACTGTGGGCAGGCGGATTTAGAGTAAACAATAATCTTCATAACAGCTCCAAAAAAAGCGGCCCCAGTTACGGAGCCGCAAAGCAATCAAAGGAGAAACAAATGTCAACGTACAAACCAACCAGCCC